GCTAGAGAAGGCGCTGAGAAGACTATAAATGAATTAGGACGTAGTAAGACATCTCAGTTAAAAGATGACAGGATACCTTCTGGTTTAGCTAAAGGATTTAAAGTTCGCATGGAAGATGGTCGTGAATTTACTGTATCACTTAATCAATACAACAATACAGAAAAGACACAACTATTAATAGATAAGTCTGACTTTATTGGACAATGGATTAGGTTTACAGCAATGCATCCAACTAAACCTGGAGGAATGCCAAGACAAGCTAGGTACACTAAAGGAAATATTAGAGACGCTAAGTAATGGCAGGAGATAGATTTAACACAGGAAAGCTCAGATGGGGTCTTGTATCATGGAAAGCTTTGGCTCCCATGGTTCAAGTTCTTGAATTTGGAGCTAAAAAGTATGATGATTGGAACTGGACTAAAGGACTTAAGTACACTGAGGTGTGTGAAAGTTTGTTACGTCATGTTCATGCATTTATGCAAGGAGAAAACAATGATCCTGAGAGTAAGCTAACGCACGTTGGACATATTCTCTGTAACGCAATGTTTTTGTCTTATATGTTCTTATTTAAGAAAGTTATGGATGATAGATTTAAGGATAAAAACATTGAAGAAATTGTTGATTATAGAAGTAAAGAAGAGTTTGATAAGCATTTGCTAAGTCAAAGTTCTCAACCTAATATTAATCATAAACCAAATAAAGAGATGATATGAGTCAAATTAGAAAGTACACGCTACCATTCAAAGCTATCATAGCAATTGATTTTGATCTTACAATATGTATGAGCAATTATCCTGAGTTAGGTATGCAAAGAAATGGAGCTTCTTTGGTAATGAACTCTTTAATAAAAGAGGGATACGGTATTGTTGTAAACACATGCCGAGAAATGCTTCCTTTAGCTGACGCTATTAAATGGATGGAAGCAAATGATATTCCTTATCATTATTTGAACTGTAATTTTCCTCATTTAATTGAGTTTTATGGCTCAGATTCTCGTAAAATATCAGCAGACTTGTATGTTGATGACAAATGTATAGGTGGTCTACCAGAGTGGTTAGACATACATAAATTAATAAAACAAAAATTCAAAAATGGCAGTAGTTAAATTAGAAATGAGCGAGTATGAGCTTATGAAGGAAAATACTAATCTTCTTAAAGAATCTCTATTTAGAGAGCAAGAGTTGGCTGATCAGTTGGCCGAGGCTAATGCAATTAATATTAAGGCTTTAGTTGCTAATGATAAAAATGTAACAATAATTACTAAGGTTACTACCGAGGAATTATATTCATCTTTAAGGAAACAAAGTGATGTTAAAGATTATTTGCTTAATCATGTAAAAGCAGTTGTTTCTAAATCCATAGATGATTTAAAACGCGGATATATTTCTCATAGTAATTCATTTATGACTGACAGACACATGTCTGATCCTCACATGAATGAGAGATACATGGGTAATCCTAATCAAAGATTTAATAAAGATGATGGATCACATGTTTACTACTCTCTATCAAGGATTATTGAGAGAAGACTTGAAGAAGATATGTTTCGAGATCAAGATATAAGTAGTTTATTTTTTGCTAAAAAAAGAACCAAAATAACTACTGCTCCAGACGTTATCACAACTAAAGGATTAGATCAAGTTGCTTTGGAAATGAAAAATGAAGTTTATGACTCTTTATCTAAAAAAGCTAAAAAAGCACTTGAATCTAATCCTATTATTTTGGAAGAGAACCATGATTTACGGAAAGAGCTTAAGTTAGTTTCAGATAGATTAAAGGTTTCTAAATCTATAGAATCTCAAAGAGTTAAGGATATCGATCGTCTTTACAAGAAACAGGAATATCAACAAAAAATGTATTTAAAATTTGATGCAATTGATTTAATTGTTCCAGAAAAAACCCCTATCTTTGGAAACAGAAAAATAGTAAAAGAAATTAATGAAATTATAAATAGAGAAATATGAATGACTTCTTTAAGAGAAAAGAATCGGTATCAGTAGATTTACCTGTTCATGGTGATTACAAATTAGATGATTTTAGCAACGATTTGACTGCTTGCGGAATTACTGATATTGATGGGTTTCGTGAAAGACACGAAGCATTATTTAATAATTTAATAATAGATTCTGATAAAGAAAATCCTGTTGCTACAATTGCATCTAAGATAGAGAAGAATTTTACTAAAAGAGAGCTTGCTTTTTTGCTATCAAAAGATATGCTACAAGCAGCTTATAACAAAAGTTTAAAAGACTTAAAAAAAGAATAATATGGCAAACAAAGTATTAGTAACCGGTTATAGTGGAACAGGAAAGACCTATTCACTTAAAGATTTAGACCCTAAAGAAACTTTCATTATTTGTCCTGATGAGAAAGCTCTACCTTTTAGAGGTTGGAAGAAAAATTACAAAGACAGAAATGAAGCAGGTATCTTTGACCCTATGACATGTAACTTTATGAAGACTACTAGTTGGGAGAAGATTAAGGCGGGTATGAATTATGTATCTAAAAGTAGACCTGATATCAAAGTTGTTGTGATTGATACAATAACTTACGCTATGATTGGTGAGTTTATGTCAAAAGCTAAAACAGTAGGTTTCGCTAAATTTACAGAGATGGGTGATAATGTCTACAAGACATTAAAATCTATTGATGGATTACGTGATGACTTAACTGTTATTGTTATGGCTCATACTGAAGTAAAGAGTTTCAATGGTGTAGACAAGACTGTATTTGGTGTTCCAGGTGGAAAACTAGTTCAAGATGTAGTTAAGCCAGAAGGAATGTTTGCTACAATATTGGAGACTATTGTTGAAAAGAAAGGTGATGATATAACTTATGGTTTCATGACTCAAAACAACACAACTAACATGGCTAAAAGTCCAGCCGAAATGTTTCCTAGTAAAATAATTCCAAATAACATGAAACTAGTCTTAGAGGCTATGCGTGAGTACGAGGAAGGATAGTATTTAAAATAGTATGTAAGGAACGGTATGAACCGCGAGGGAGTTTAGATTCTAAACTCTCTTCCCTTACACTTATCACAGACATAAAAACAAACAAACAAAAATTACAAATTTAAAAACACAAAAATTATGAACATTGTATTCGGAACAAAAAAATTAGATCAATCAGCAGCAAGAAAAGCTGGATCAAAAGAAAAATACCCAGAATTAGCAGTTATTACTGTTGAAGGAGTAAAAGAGGCTAAGAAGTCTCGTAGAATTTTAGTAAATGCAAAAGCTGCAGAATTATTAAGCTTAATTGCTGGTGATGTTCAAGAAATTATTTTTGCTTCAGTAGAAACAGGAGATGTTTCTGAGCGTTCAGTATTAGTTGCAAACAAAGCTACTGTTGAAGGAGATTCATCTGAAATGGTTTGCTATAAAACTTCAAAGAACGCAGTTTCTTACGAAGGTGGTAAAGCAAAAGCTATTACTTCATCTCATGTTTGTAATGAGATACTTACATTCTTATCTAAAGATGATTCAACTAACCAAGAGTTTATGCTAGTTGCATTTGATTCTGATCAAGTTGATTCATTCACATTATCTCCAGTAGTAATGCCAGAACAAGTAACAATGGAAGATATGAATGGTAATGAAGTTACTGGAGAAGATCTTCAAAACTCTATTTCTGATGAAATAGCTAAAGCAGAAGCTTCAAATCCAGTTTTACAAGTTGAATTACGTGAAGTTACAAACAGCTCTAATGATCAAGATTTATCTGAAAGTGATGATTCAACATTGATATTGAAAAGATCAATTTCATTAGAAGAGAAAGCTCCAACAGAATGGATGGAGAACTAGTATTAAGAAAATTAAAATTTAGAATTTAAACAAAACAGGTTAAGGGACACACCTTAAGTGTCCCATTAAATTAAAATTATATTATGAGTGCATTTGGTAAAGAAGTAGAAGCAAAAAGTAATGGTGGTGCAGTTAAATTGTACACTGGAGCTGAAAATTTTAAAGTAATAGCTGTAAATCCTACTAAAGAGGAATTAGAGGCTATTTATGATCGTGAATTAAATTTTACGCCTGAGTATATTGGAGAAACAGACGTTAAAGATGGCGATGGTGATCGTACAGTACCTCAAATTAGATTAGATTTTCTTCTAGCTAATGAAGATGAGAGCATTACTACAAAGATTCAATTTTACGTAGCTAATACGCATCACAAATCTGCAACAGGTAAATTCAAAGTTATCAATTCATTTGGTAAAGATGCTTGGTTGTTACAAGAAGCTGTTCAAAACAAAACTGTTCCAGATAACATGGCTTGGTATTCTGTTGATGGTATGAAAGTTGCAAAAAGAGGAGAGGTAGAATTAATATCTTTCTTAGTGAACCTTTTAAACCTTCCTTATAATTTAGACAAAGTTGAAGATGTTTCTGAAGCTTATGCTAGAATTGATAAAGAAGAGTGGGCTAAGATTTTTGCAGGTGATGTAACGTTATTGCGTACTATCTTAGATGGTACTAACAACAAGATTGGTACTCTTTTAGGTGTTAAAACTAAAGGTGACGGTAAAATGGTTCAAACAGTTATGAACAAGCACACTTTACGTCAGTATTCAATCTCGAGTAACAAAGCTAACAAGTTTCAATATATCCTTAAGGATTTAGATGAGGCAGTTGCTGCTGGTTCTTTTGGTAATGTAAACTTTGGTCCTAGAGATTTAGCTTTACGTGAATTTCAAGTTGTTCCTACTGTTATTACAACAGAAAACACAAATCAGACAGACGTTTTTGGAACAGGCGTTACTGGTCAGCAAGAAGAAGCTGAAGGAAATACTGATTGGTTGAATGAAGATTAATAATCTTAATTAACTAAAACTTATAGAGGGCTATCATTTGATGGTCCTCTTTTTATTTAACTTAATACACAGATAATATGGCTTTTGGTAAAGGTAAAGAAATTAAAAGATTACCCAATTCTGAAGATATACTTAGACATATATCTGATTTAGAAATTTTTGAGATGTATCTTGGTGGTCTTCCTAGGAAACCAATTAGCAGTCCGTTAAGAGAGGATATTGATCCATCATTTAGCTTGTTTCATAGTCAAAAACATGGAAAGGTTTTATATAAAGATTTTGCATCAGGTGATGTAGGTGATTGTTTTGTATTTGTAATGAAGCTATTTAATTTAGCTTCAAAAATAGATGCATTTAATAAAATTGCAAGTGATTTTGCTTTAGATGAGTTTGAATTAAATTCCAGTTCTTTTTCTACTTCCCCAAAAAAGGTTTATGTAAAAAAAAAGAAAAAATCTCTACCCACTGGTAGATTAAAAGTTAGTGTAAGAACTAGACCCTGGAAAATAAGAGATAAGAATTACTGGCAAGGAAAATATGAGCTAAATATAAATCAGCTTGAGTACTGCAAAATATTTCCTATTTCACATTATTTCATTAACGGTTACTGTACAGTAGCCCTAAGTCTATCATACGCTTATGTAGAAGAAAAAGATGGTATCCAAACATTTAAAATATATCAGCCACAAGGCGATAAAAATGAAAAGTGGATTAACAACAATGATTTTTCAACATGGGAGTTATGGACTCAATTACCTGATAAAGGTGAAACATTAATAGTAACAAGTAGCAGAAAAGATGCTGCTGTAATTAAAAGTCTTTTCCCTTCGGAAATTATAACATCTTGCTCTTTGCAGAGTGAAGGAGTAAATCCTAAAAAAGTTGTTGTAGATGAACTTAAGAGAAGATTTAAAAAGATATTTGTCATGTATGACAATGATTTTGCAAGTAGTAAAAATAGAGGAAGATTAGCTGGCGAGAAACTCTCAGAAGCTACAGGTTTTCTTCAAATAGAAATTCCATATAAATATAAAATTAAGGATCCTTCTGATTTCACAGATGTATATGGAGGAGAAGCTCTTAATGATCTTATACTTATGTTAATAGAAAATAAATTAAAATTAGAGTAGCTTAAAAAAAAATAATGTAACATTTTAAATAATTAAATCATGATAAAAAAAACAATCAACACAAATTTAATGAAAAAACAAGAGACATTTAAAGTAATGGCTCTAGGCGAAGCAATGAGAACACCAATATTATTAATTGGACCTCCTGGAGTAGCTAAAACTGCTGCTGTAATTGATTTTGCAACAGCATCATTAGGAGCATTAGCAGATAATGATTTGTTTCTATTGGAAACAGATGAAGGCACTAGATCTAACGCTGTAAAAGGTAATATAGATTTAGCTGCTTTGACTACAACTAATGTTTACAAGGTAGACTCTCCTATTACGAGAGCAAAAGTAGTTGTTATTAATGAGATAGATAAAGCATCTCCTTCATTAAGAAACAGTTTACTTGGTATTATGAATGAGAGAATCTTGTTTAACGGTACTGAAAAGATAGATTGTGTTTGGAATAACTTCATTGCAACCTGTAATGAAATTCCAGATGATGAAAAAGATTCTCCATTTTGGGATAGATTTTTAATCACTCACAAAGTAAATAGATTATCTCAATCAGATATGTTAAATTACTATTCTAAAGGCGGTAAGTCTTTTAGACAAAATCATAACATAAATTTACCTGAAGAAGCTGATATAGTTTCAATCACACTTAACCCTGATAAGTTAAAAAAAGTTCTTGATGTATGTCACAAAGATTTATCTGACAGAGCTTTATCATTTTTACCTTTATTGGTTAAGAATGTAATGTGTGTTTGGGGAATGAATGAAGACAGAGGTTTAGTTAAAACTACTGAGCTTTTAATTGACAAGTCAACAGCTAATAAATTAGCTAAAACACTTGTTCCTAAAGAAGTTCGCGATCTTTATGATATTATTGATGGTATTGGCCAATGTGTTTCTGATTCAGAATACAATAAGCAATATGATAGATTAGAGATTGCTTATGCAAACGCTAGCAAATCTGGTCATATAAGTAAAAATGATGCTGCTGATCTTCAAGAGAAAATTGCACAAGAAGAATCTAAATTAGAGTTCTTAAAAACTGCTGACGATGACGCAGAAGTATTAAATACAATTAATAATTAATGAGTTTTTTCTCTAGAAAAAATGGTTCAAAAGGCAAGGGTGTAGAAACTCCTGCCTATGATCCTTATGGAAGATACAAGAATACCGGCGAAGGTGTTTTTGGATTCAGAAAAGACAAGAATGTAATAATACCTGGAGTAACTTCTTACGAACAAAAACAGCTTGTAAGAGTTCAAGAGTACGTAGCTAAAGAAACCGGTAAAGAATGCACTCTAAGTCAAGACTTGATTAATGACGTATATAGTATTTACGTTAATGGAGATGTTAAGAGAAGACCTTCTAATGATGATAATGAAATTAGACACAAGGTTCTTGACAAAGTTTATGATTCACTTACAAAAGTTGTAACTGTTGATTCACCCTTATTTACTCAAGTATTAACTAGAGAACTTGCATTAGTATTGCAGAAAGTTGATGATGATGTTAAACAGGAGCAAGAGAATCAAAAAGACAATGGAGAAGGAGGAGGAGAAGGAGAAGGTGAAGGATTAGAAAGCTCTATGGGCGAAGGTGATAGCGGAGATGACAAAGAAGATGATGATAAGTCTAAAGATCAGTCTGAAAATAATGGCTCTAAAGGAGCTACTAAAGATTCAGGAAGCTCTAACAGGCAAAACCTTGAAAGTATTGTCGATAATGCATTGAATAATGCTACTGATGCTATTGAAAAAGCCAAAGAAACTGCTGATGAGAAGATTAAAGACTTAGAAAATCAGATTGGTAAAGAAGCAATAAAAGATTTAATGGGTAATGATCCAGAATTTCTTGAAAAAATTGATGAGCTTAAATATCAATTGGAAGCTGTTACAATCAACAAAGATAGCATTAGGAAAGTTATGGAAAAGATTCTTAATGAGTCTATGAACTATTTTTCTTCTAAATTTAAGCGCGTTGAAGAGAGTTTATTTGATTGTGAAGACTGTGAAGACTTATTTGGTTTAGAGTTTCTTAATCCAGTATTTAGGAATGCTGAGTTAATGAGTATTGGTAATGAATCTCGTATCTATAAAGGTAAGATGGATTTATTTATTGATTGTTCAGGATCAATGTCTAGTAACGCTCAATTTGAAGGGAATAATCTAAGAATGATTGATTTAGCAAAAGGTATTGCTATGGTTTTATTTAGAATGGGTATGATTGAGAACTTATATTTTTTTGATGGTCGGTTGCACCAGATTAACAATGTAAATGAACTAACCATATTAAGCTTTTCTAAAAGTGGTGGTACTAATTTTGAAAATGTTATAGCTAAGATTAAGGAAAATGGTAACAATTCTGTTATTATCACTGATGGTTATGATCAATGTGAAAGTTACACTAAGAAAGCATTCTGGATTGGTATTGGAGGGACAACTTTTAGTAACAATGATGGAGCATTTCCAACATATAAAGCAACAAAACAATGTGTTGCTTATAATCCTCATTCTAGTAGATTTGATTACTGTAATTAATTTAAAAAAAGAACAATAAAATGGCTCTAAAAGAAAGAGAAATGGGAAGGTTTGCTAACAAATTTTGCAAAGTTGTTGAAAAATTAATAACTCTTCAAGACTTAGGATTTGTAGAAGATGGTTACCATAGATGGAACTATGTTATTTATCAATCTGAATGTGGTAATTTTTGTAAATCAATTATTGGTTCTGGAGATTATTTGTATCTTAGAGATCAGTTAGGAGACAAATATACTGATGTATCTTTGTGTGTTTTATGGAATAGAGATATTGCTGGTCCAATTAAGAAGAAAGAAATTGAAAATTTTATTAACATATTAAAACAAGGAAATGTTAGACAGAAAAAGAGCTAAACCCGTGGATATGATATTTATTCCCGGAAACATTCCTTCATTAAAGAACAGTAAGGTAAAGACGAGTAGAGGAATCTTCTCGTCACCTACTGTTTCTAAATTTCTTAGATCAATAGGTATACAAGGATTTAACTCTCGTAAAAAGACAGTTAAGGGATATGTAGATCCATTAAGACCTAATCAATTTGAGGCTTTAAGATCAAGATTTTTGAGCATGAAGGCAGGTAAAGATGATCCATTAATAATAGGATATCATCAAGTGAGAAATAGCAAAAGGCTATTTGATTTCAGCAACAGCGTTGAGATTATACAGGATTTAATGACAGCACATGATTTCATCGAAGATGATAATGTGAAGCATGTATTTCCCGTACCAATGAGTATAAAAGGAGAATTAATCAATCCAGATAATCCAAGAGCATTCCCACTATATAGTGTGGATAAAAATGCTGCTGGTGTATGGATAAAATTATTTTAATATGATAAATAAAATAATTAAATTAAGTTTATAATGAAAAAAAAAGCAAAAAAAGTAATGGCTAGATTAAGCTTTACGGATATTATTGTCCCTATTGAAGATGCTGGTAAAATATTTTATAATTCAGATGCATTAGTAGTAAATTACGAAGATGAAGATGGAGAAGAATGTGATGAAGATGGAGAATATGATTAATAACAATTAAATTTAAAACAAAAAAATAATATATGGCAATACAAGATCATAATCTTAAAATCCCTGAACAACAGTATAGGGATTTACCGCTACCATCTTATTCAATGCTTGCTAGTATAGATAAGCAAGGATTAGATGTCGTAGGGGGTGTCAAACAAAGCTTCAATTTAAAATTCGGAAGCCTTGTTGACATGATGTGTTTTGAGCCTCATTTAGTAGATGATAATTTCTACAAAGGAGGAGCTTCAAAACCACCAACAACAAATGTTAAAAATATTTGTGATTTAGTTTTACAAGGACTCAAAGGTAGAGCAGGTCAAACTGTTGAAATTGTAACTGATTTGGGGAGAAGGAAATCAAGAAAGTTATCCAATAATCTCGAAAACTATAAAGCAGATTTTGTTGCTCACGCTAGAGCATTGAAAGTTTATGCTAATTACTCTGAAGATAAGCTAATAAGCACAGTTCTTGATGGTGGCTCTGTCACGGGAAGAGAGTATTTTAAAGACAAAATGTCTTCAAGAGGCAAGAATCTTATCAAGCCTGAAATGTGGGCTCACGCAGCTCACACAGCCAATACCCTAATTACACATCCATTTACAGCTAAATACTTTACTACTGGCGTAAAAGGTATTGAAATCATCTATCAATATAAATTTGATACCATGGTTAACGGCAGAAGGTGTAAAGGAATGCTTGATTGTCTGGTTATTAACCATCTCGCTAAAGTAATTATTCCAGTAGATTTAAAAACAGGAGAATCAGCCTGTAAAGACTTTCCAATGCTATATACCATGCATAGATATTACATTCAAGGTGCATTGTACAGGGAAGCCTTAAAGACTATTTGTTCTAATGATTTTGAATTAATGAATTATGCCGTTAAGCCATTTGAATTTGTGTACATATCTAAGTTAAATCCAAATAAACCCTTAAGGTTTGTTGTTGCAGAAGACATGCATCAATTAGCTTTACATGGATTTACTGATAGATATGGTTATGAATACAAAGGTGTTCATGAGCTTATGGAGGATTACTATTATAGTATTGAAAACAATAAAGCAGAATATTCTTTAGAAGAGGTGAATAATAAGGGTCTTGTTAATATGAACGCTTTATCAATACTAGGTAAATGAATCAAGGATATAAGATAACAATAGTCAAAAACAAGAGCACAACTTACTTGTTACCATTAATTGCTAAACAAATAGATTTTGATGACAAATATAAATTATTAAATTCTTATCTGTCTTTTGAAGAAGGAGATGATGTGTTTTCTGTTATTTACAAGTGGAGTAGTAGCCCTGAATACCTTAAGTTTGAAGGAAAATTAATGAAAAATCATTTATTTATTGGACATCAAGATTACGGTAACCATACTGTTTATAAATTTAGATTATCAATAGCGATGAAAGCTGGTAGAGATAAGTTTATCAAAGGTAACATTAAAGGATTTTCCGACGATCATAAAGAAGCTGTAATAGAATATTTAAAAAAGATAAATGCAAAGAACATTGAGAGAATCAAGCTAATGCTGACTCCTGGTTCACAATTGTATTCTACTGCTCCAGATATGGAAAAAGAAACATTAGTTAATTCCGTAAAGGAAATTAAATTAGAATCAGATACCTTTCAATAGGTGTTAAGTAGAGGGGTGTAAGTTCGCAAGAAGCCCCTCTTTTTATTAATTAAAAAAGAATATAATGATATATTTAAAATTACTCCTAATTGGAGCATGTATTGGTGCGGGAGCTGAAATATCAACGGCAATAATGTCATTAACATTTAAAATCATAAAAAAATGGAAAAGAAATTCATAGACATACATGGTAAAACTAAAGAAATAGAGTAATGGCAGTTTCTAAAGACTACATAGGTCAACCAATTATAATTGGTGACTGGTGTGCCATAACACAGAATAATCGTATTCATGTTGGTGTGGTAGTTAGTATAAGCAAATCAGGAGCCCCAACAATAACTAGAAATAGTGTTGAAGAGTTTGCATTTAATAGTAAGGAGTGGAGAAAGTTAAATAATAATTGGAAAACCAATCATTTAGCAAGAGAGCTTATTATTAATAAGTTTCCAAATACGGCAGTTAGTCCATTTATAAATTTATTGTCTTATTGTAGAGATCTTAAATTTGTAAGAATAATTCCGTCATCAGAGATGATCATAAAGTATGACATCTAAACTTTAAAAAACAAAAAAAATGATATTAAAAAGAAAGACAGTACGATTAGCTAAAATTGGTGAAATCGGTGTCATAAAGCCATCTATTATAGAGGCAATGAAATCCACCGAGTATTATTCTAAACATTCGGTGGTTGCAAATATTGGTGATAAAACTATCGAAAAAAGAATGTTAAGTTCTAATTTAAAAAAAGCTAATAGTAAAGTATTATTAGCTGATGCTGAATTAGTTTATATATTAAAAAGCCCTATTTTTGACGGGTTATTGGAAGTTGTGCCATTATGTTTTAATAATGACGCTTTTACTGCATTAGCAGTTCAGCGTGTTTTTTACGGCAAAAAAAATACATTTTATATACCTGAAGGCTCGATACAATCAATTTCTTCAGAAGGTATCACTAATGTAATTAGTCGTTATGGAGACGTAGCACAATCTTTGATTTCAAGGCTTATGAAAGAGGAATATTTCTTTAATCAACCAAATTTCTCATGGGTAAACAACTAGATTTATACGAAGTAATTAAAGACTGTGAAGATGAAGAAAATAATAAGCTTAACGCAAAAGAAACTATTAGAATCAGAGAAGAAGAAAGATGTAAATAGAAGATTCTTTAACAGAAACATAGAAGCCATGAGGTTTTGTAATAACAATGGGTTTACCATATATGCAACAGCACAAGCAGGCAGTATTTCTATGGTTAAGATATTTAAACAAAAAGGGGAGAAATTCCTCCCCTTAACTGAAACTTTGTTTGATCAAAGTAAACCAGAAGATGTTGAAAATTATATTGCTCTAATTGATATAGAGTATGAGAGAATATACAATAAGATGAAAAACAAAGTATTATGAAAAAAAATGATATAAAAGTACAGTTATATTTGAAAGACTGGAGCAAGGTGCCTTTTGCTTTTGAGTATCCACAATATATTGCATACGTCTACAAAAAAACAAAAAGTGGTCATGTAATAATGATATACGAAACCCACGCATCACCAATAGTAGCCAAAAATAGGCTTTTAGTACTACTGGGATAAAGAAATTAATTTGTGATTTAATTAATGTGTTTAACAAGAAAGCCCGATAAAAAGTGATTGTTTTATCGGGTATTTCTATTGATTCCTAAGTGGATGCTTTTTTTTACTTAACTTGAACAGATTAATGAAATCCTGCAGCAGACTCTATGTAATCTAAAGATCCTTGTAGATCCTTTTGAGTTTGTGATAGACCCGGAAGTGTTTTCAGGGCTTTTACTTCAAATTTATTTCTACCTATATTACTACCATTCTCATACTCCTCAGTAATATCTCCAGCTTGGTATATTGCAGAAATAATATTTTTTAACGTACCTGAAGATGCTGTTGGTGACATAACAATCTTCATTGCTTCACCTGGCTGTACAAAGAAAAGTAATTCAGACATTTGTCTTCTTAAAGCATATCGTATTAATAGAGTTTCATCATCATCATCATCCATTGCCGCGTAAGCTAACATAGTTGCGGCAATCATCATTAATTCTGCTGTAATCTTTTTAAAATTAGCTTTTTCATGACCTGATAAATCACTAGTACCTTTTTTTATCATCTCCATGTTTAGAGTTTTGATAGCAGGAACTAAAACTTTAGACATGAATCTCCAAGCAGTAATATAATACCCTTCTCTAATACCTTTTGCGTCTTGAGAATAAAATTGGTCAGCTCTAGTTAAGTCTTTACGACTCTTACTTCCAGTCTTAATACCTCTCCATCTACGGAAATAACCTTCTTCAATCCATTTACGTAAGAAGAAAGCTAATTTACCAATAAAGTTACGTTGAGCTGCAGCTTGTAGATCTGAATCATAATTACCGTGTAATTCGCGTACTTTGTATTTAATTAGATTCCTTGTTTCAAGCATTATCTGATTCCTGTCACCAGTTTTTGAAAATGTAGTTGCGGAAACCTTTTCATTTAATCTCATTTCTACCCCTCCCGTTATCTTGTTAGGTACAAATTCTATCATTTCATTAATAGATGCAGCTTGCTTTTTATCAGCAACTACATTCCCGTCTTTATCTAAATACTTTCCTTCAGAATTAAGTACTTTAATGTGATTCATTGTAGCGTACATTACGTGAGATTGCATCATGTGTTCGCCACCTTTTGCAATTGGACGTAAATTATTCATTTTCATTAAAGCTTGACCTCTAGTACTTTCTTCAAATGGGTTATCAAGATATTCTTTACCTCCCATTACGTTAAACGCACTAAGAAACATGTTGGTCCTAGATTTGTCCACATTTGTTCCCATGTCATTCATTACGTTACCCATATCTTTTAGGTAAATGTACTCAGCTTTCATTAAATCTTTATTGTTAAAATGCTCACCTCCAAATGCCTCTATCCTGTTATTGATACGAGCCATACTTGCGTTCACAATACTGTTAGGTAAATTAAATAACAAAGCAGTCATACCTGAAAACTTTAACCAAGTTTTAGTAAGTTGATTTATATCTTTTTCCTTACCTAATACTTTAATAGTACCAGCATCTACACTTTTTATGTCGTACATTCTACTTACAAGTACATCTAAAGCTCTTGCCGCGTCATTAGATAATCCATTTCTTGGATCTTTATAAAGTGCAACTTCATCTTTTCCTTCTGGAGTCATGTGTATTTTGCGTAATTTTCCCATATTTGCGGTATCTGGAACTTTTCTAGTTTTCATTACCTCTAATATAATCTTGAATGTAAGCTCAGCCTCTTTCTTTTTAGCATAGTTTTCTGACGCAACAGCATTCATTAGTGTTATTGTGTGCAAATCAAAAGATTGTTCATTAGATTTAATCTTTTTCCTAAACGGAATAGCAACACTTAACTTTTCTTGATTAGCAACATCTGCGTAAACTCTTTTAAAAGAATCAGACAAACCTGAATCAGTAGCATCTTGAGTTTCAAAATCATCTTTTTGCTTTTGACTAATTTCAGAAAGTTTTTGCTTGGCAGCGCTAACAAAATTACCTTCAAGAACTCTCTGTGTATCAGTTTTTAATATTCCTGGCAGTCTTATCCATTCTTGACTAAATGACTGAGAAACTAAAGAGTTATGTCCTTTTGTCTTCTCATCACCTTTTTTAATTTTATCTTTTAACCACGTAAGATGATCTTTTTTCTTTTCAGATAAAGAATTGTAATCTTCATTAATCCACTTCTTTTCAGGTAAAACACTTGGTTCATTTCTTCCATCGACTTCAACCGTAGTAGTGTTAGCATCAATCCATACCTCATATTCAGATCTTGCAATAGCTTGAGATGTAGGCATGTGTACTCTTTCTCCTTGCAACTCGTATGATATTTGAACAGAATTACCATCACTATCTGTCTCGACTCTGTATTTAATACCTTTACCAAATCTAAGTAGTCTTCTATGAGTCTTGCCATCTTCATCTTGTATCTCATAATTTAAAGCTTTTCCCGTAACCTTTATGTCTCCATAAACTTCATCTGCAGCTTCTCTATCGAATGATCTTTTAATATACTTATCTTTCTCTTCTAAGAACTCCGGCATGTACTGTGAGGCATAATATGACTGTCCTGAAGCTGATACAGAAATCATACCTTCGTACTTGTTTTTTTGGTTTAAAGAATTAGTGTCTTTATCTGAAGAATCACTAAGATCTCTAAAGTTTTTGTTGTCAAAATCAAACTCTCTAGCTTCATTAAGTGCAAATTCAGATATTGCTCTTTCTACTTTATCAACCAATGTTGAAAGCACCTGTATATCTGCAGAATTTGCATTCTTTTCTGACCACATCACGGCAGCCATCTTGCTTATATCAGAAATAGATTCTTCAGCATTCTTAAGTGCCTCTCTATATCCTTCATCTTTAATTATATCTTTGTATTCTAGAAGTTTCTCCATAACATATTGATCCACACTAACTCCTGATGCTGATAATTCAAGATCATTGTATTCTTTCTCAAACTTAGTAGTATACTCAAATGTTAATCTATTGTTATTCTCTGACATATACTCAGCGTAGCTTTCTCGAGCATAATTTAGTAGCTTAATTTCTAAATCAGATCTATTACCCTGTATCTTTTTTATTTTTGCTGAAAATAATTTAGCTTCTGCAGGAGTAATTTCACCATCATCTTCAAGACTCATTACTAATGACTGAATATCATTAATAGTGCTAAAACTTTGATTCCACTCAATACTAGCTAAAACTTTTTTGTCACTAAGTTCATTTAATGCTTTCTTCTTGTCGTAATTAATTCTTACTTGATCAACTTCTCCTCCTACCCATTCAATATATTTAGCAAGACCTAGTTTTCTGTCAGCTTTATCAAGCTTCTCTAACTCTTTCTTTAGCTCAGAAATAGACTCAAATCTAGTTGTTCTATCCTCGCTACTTAAAGCTTCTTTAATTTTTTTCTGAACAGTGTCGGGTCTGTACTCATTATGTACATTATTTACTCTCGCTAATACCTCATTATAAATACGCTGCAAAGACTGTACTGATGTGGATTCATCAGTAGAACTCTTAGTTTCTTTTTCGCCCCGTAACTCTTGGGACTCAATACTAGCATTGGCCATTAAATTATTCTTTCTAACAGAATTATTTAATAGTTCTTTTGTTAACTCAGTTACTTCATCTCTATTTAAACCTAAAGATCTTTGAATAAAGCTAAAAAACCAACTTTTAATAGAAGCCCATGTTGATGCATCGCTAGGATTATCCCATATTTCTGCACCTTTTCTACCTATTGCCGTTGTAATAAGTTCTTTTGCAAACATCTCTTCACTTAGATCTGGATACAAAGCTTTTATCTCAGCTTCCAATTCAGTACCTTGGAGTTGCTCTAAAGCTCTCTTTAGTCTAGGATTTTCAATTCCATTGGGGAAGGAATCAATAAAAATATGTCCGAACTCATGGATTGCAGTTGTCGAGAATAATTGCTTAGGATTAATTAATATTACAGGCTTACCTGCTTTTTTAACTCTAGGATCACCTTTACCAAGTACCCTAGAACTATTTACCGTTGAATCCATGATTACTTCTACATTCATAGATTCCTGAAGTCTCTTGACTTTGGCTTTGAATACACTTAATTCTTCTATTGTATAATTTCCTGAAGGTCTTTCTTCTTGAACACCATACTTTTCTCTAATTGCAGAATCATTAGACAGAACTTTAATAAGTCCTGCCTCTGAATAATCCTTGCCTTTGTAATTAAATTTACAGCTCATTGTAATTTGTTTTTATTGCTTACCTGAAGGGCAATCTTTTTTAGTTATATTTTCTTCTTTGATAATATTTTTCAACATGTCTGGGGTAATTTCAAATGATGGACCATCATACTCTTCTTCCTCAATATCAGAAATTTCATCCTCTGCATTTTCAATGTCTGAAAGAGTATCTGGTAATTCCTGAGAATCATCAATAAACATCTCATTAGCTTTTAATTCTTTTCTAATTTTATTAATAGCCATAAGCTCAGCACCATTAAGATTATTATCTTCTAATATAGAGCTTTCTATTTTCTTTTCATAAGAATATTCAAAAACTTTATTTTTACCTGCTTTAAGCCCAAGTCTAAATGTTCTTTCGTATGCTGGTAAATAATCATTATCAGCATCTTCTGTGAAGCTTTCTGATTTTTTAAAGAAACCAATTGTATCGTCATCAAGTTTAACTGTAACAAATTCAGGTGTATCTGGATAAGCAACACCCATTTTAAACTTTTGGTATTTATCAAGAAGTTTTTTAGTTCCAATAAATCCATAATGCATATCAGATCCTTCTGATATAGGCTCTATGTCTGAGTCATTTAATCTAGGTACAACTTCAGTATTATTAGACTCATGTCTAGCGAATTGATCAAAGAAAACACTCCCAGGAATATCATCTATTCTTTGAAAAAATGAATTAGTTTCCGCGTTTATACCTTCATCTCTCAATATTTCATGAGGAATGTGAGTAAAAAATTGGTTTAAATTCTGTTGAAATCCTGATTGAGTATAAGAATATCTTACCAAATTAACGGCTAAATTTTTAGTTTTTTCATTCTTATAAAGATCTATCCAAGCTCTGTATATATCGTTTTGATATTCAGCAGGCTTGTCTTTACCATTAATTCCAATGAAATCAAATCCATTGACCATATTAATTTCTAATTCCTGAATAAGGAAATTAGGCTTATAGATTTTTTTATTATCCGCTAATGCTTTAAGTCTTTGACTTTCTCTTAACTCAGAAACTTGTTTTGGTATTTTTTCAAATAGCTTTTCAAAGTTACTTCTATTCTTTTTTAGTAACTCAGTTCTTGACATCAAGTAAGTATAAACACCTTTATCTACTGCTGCTCCAAGTTTTTTTGAAACAATATACTCTTCTTTAGTCATCATGTTAGACGCGTGATCCATAACATCTTGCATTGCACTAGTTGCTGATAACATTATATTGCTACTAGTCAATACTGAATTTGTGAAATCTAAAGCTTTAGCTTTGTATGTTCCTAACGCTGTACCATCGTATTTAGACATGTAGTTATTTACGAACCCAACATGCTCAACTTTGTTAATTTTATTAGAAGCTATATGCATTTCTATTGGAGATCCACCAGCACCTCTTGTGTCAATCTTAGCAGAAAGCAAAGCGTCAGTCCATTGAGCTGATTTCTTTTCGTGAAATTCAAATGCATTTAATACCACGGAGTCTACAAAAGTTTTTCTAACTCCTTTTACACTTTGTTCCATGTCGCTTTTTGAAATTGTTCTTAGTTTTTTTTGAGATCCTTCAATATTTTTTATATCGTATTTATTTCTAAGATATTCATAAGGATTTACATACTTAACTTTACCATCAACAACTATGGTTAATGGAGTTCCAGTAATACTGTCTACTCTTTTCTTTAAAGCAACAAGTTCTTTTAATATTGGTTGACCAATATATCTATTTATATCTTCCATAGAGCCACCTGCTCTAATAAGCATGAATGTAACATTAGCTGTAACATCATTGTGGTTTCCTCTTGTAATGTATGGATCTTTTGCTATATCAACATACGCGTTCAAAAATGCTGACAATGTTGATACTACACTATGCTTGTTGCCGTTAGGCACATCCATTTTTGTAATGCTCTTATTCTTTCCTACTTTTATTGCTTCTCCAAATCCTAAGTCGCTATTAACTGATATTTCTAAAGATTGATTAGCTACGTGATCAACTAATTGATTAGCAGTTAATGCAACACCCATTTTACCAGACATGTAATTCATCTTAGTTTTTAACTGCGTAATAGGTGAGAATAAATCTAAATTCTTATCTTTTGGCTTAGGGTGCAAGTTTTCGATATCTTCTTTAAGAAATAATCCATCAATAGAAGTCATCATGTTATCATAAGTATGATCACTCTGAAGTACATCTGAATAAAGCTTTAATACGTTATTTTGAGCAATTAGTTTATCCGCTTTAGCTTTTTGCTTACTTGGAAGAAACTTCTTATTCTCATCACTAATCATTTCAAATTCCTTAGACTTTTTATTATACATAAGGTTTGGTGCCATTATGTACATCTTATCAATATCAAAATCTGATCCTGTCTTAGCTGGAATACCATCGTATCCTATGATACTATCACCCATTGTAGAAGGTAATACTGCAACTATTTCAAGTGTATCATTTGATGACATACCTTGATTAGGTATTCTGTATCCAACAAGCTCTCTTACTTTAGGATCCTTGAATGCTTTCTTCCAATCTGCTGGAGTCATAGTATTTACATCTACACCTGCATCTCTACCTGCATCTCTAAGTAATTTAACAGCTAAAGTATGAGGTATCATTACTTGACCTGGAAGAGTCTGACCATCTGGCCCTTGCGTTGGAGGTTGTAATCCTTTACCATCATAGTTGTCTGAGATTATTTTAATACTAGAATCTTCTAGATCAGCCTTAAGCTTCTTTATAGCAACATTATCTTCCTTGCTTAAAGGATCTACACCTTGAGTATATAGCTCTGCTTTTTCTTTACCATACTTACCTACTAAGTAATCATACTCAGCGTCAAGTAGGTCAGATTCACTGACACCAACTTCCTCTAATCCAAATGGTGATACTTGAATAAACGAGCCACCTTCAGTAGCAATTTTAGTCATGGCTCTGTTAAATACAGACATTAAGATGCTGTCAATTCTACCTTTAATCTGTGGTATTGCATCAATAGGAGTTCCTTTTTCAAGTGCTGTAATAATATTCTCATTAGCACCTCTTGATCTAAATTCTGCAATTAATACATCATAAATTGGATCCTTGTCAGTAATCTTGTTATCGACAATTCCTAATTTAGCAGAAACCTCATCAGCACCTATCTCAATTAATTTAGAAATTGCATCATGGATTCGTTGTAGTAACTCTGAACCATCTATCTTGTCTACTTCTCCCGATACTTTGTACTTTAAATCTAGTTTTAGATCTTCAAGAATATTTTTTTGTATTTGAGATCCTAAATTAGTTTCATGCATTGTCTTGATAGGAAGATCTTGTTGAAGCTTCCATCCCCTATTAGACAAAGTATTTGTATTTAGTTTAAAATTAGGATCCATATCAGTTGTACCCTCTTTATTAATCCTAGTTGGTGCAATAGCTCCTACTTTGACTCCATCAATAGTAATTACCTCATGAACTTCATCAGAAGCTTTTTTTATGTAATTTCCATCTCTGTCGTGAGTCATTCTTTTTAACAACTTTGCCATTGGAGTATTTTTTACCATGCTTGGAATAAGCACAGCTTGAGAGTACTTTAAGTATGTTGGAATACCTTTGTTTATTTCAAAGTAAACACCTTTAAGTGGTTGGGCTGCAAGTTTCATTTCAGAATCTTTTAACTGATTTCCATTTTGCATCTTCTTAAATACCTCTGCATGAGCGTCACTCCATTGACCTAATCTCTGTTTAATGAATTTCCATCTACGAGGAGTAATCCATGCTTGAGCATCAGTAGTGTTTACGTCACTAGTTCCTTTCTTTTTCTTGCCGTTCTTATCGTATCTAGCTCCGTAAGCATCAGCAATAGACTTATCAGTCAAAGAGTCTCTTATTTGTTGAAGATACTTAGAAGCAACCTCAACGCCCTCAACAACTGCAACATTGAATTTCATGTCATCAGCAGAATCTAAAGCTAATTGTAATCCATCAGTATATGTTGCTGGTATTCTTTTAATTAAATCCGCGTTATTTTTAAAGTAAGCTGGATCTCCAGAAAATAGCTTTGTATATTCAATAGAAGAAACAAGTCCATTAACTAAATAATCACCCGCAATAGCTGCTAATCCACCTTCATCTTTGTAATGAGCAATTAATTTGCTATTCATTTGAGATGTTTTAGAAAGCTCTTTAACTTCTTTATAAGTATCATTTAATCTTTCTTTTAATGATGCTTCAACAGCTAATCTTACTTCATTCCTTTGACTATCACTGAATCCGTGCACACCATTGGAAGACAATGGCATATTAGTTTTAGGATCATATAGAATAGCTTTTAATGAATCTGAAGCTGTATCAAAACTAAATTCGGGAAAAAGTTGTGATTTTAATCCATTCTTTGCTCCAATATGATAGTGTTGAACTTTTTTATGTTCCGGAAGAGTTTCTATATCATTGGCAACATCTTTCATTCTGTTGTATTCAGATTCAAAATACTTTACAAAAATATCAACAGTTCTTTGCGGTATTAATAATTTTCCTTTCGAATCTTTATCACCAGATATTAAAGAATCTACAAATTCAAATCCTTTGAACTCTACTCTTCTTGATTTATCTGCAGCAATAATTGTAGGAAAGTACGAAGTCTGACCTATTTTTTTACCTAGTAATTTTGTTATATTATCATTTAATTGATCAGCTAATGAAATACTTACATTATCAACACCATCATCTTTACCTTTAGAAGTAAATGAACTGGCCAATCCATGCTCAAATGCATCTAGTCTTTCTTGAGATCTTTTTAATCTCTCTTTTTTGTTGTGCTCACTTTGTTCTTGCCCAAATACATCGCGAGTTTTGTAGCCAAGCAAATACTTTATCCACCTGGAACTACCATTTATTGGATCAGAAGCTAATGCCTCAAGCCCACTTAAATCTTTTTTCCATTCAGAAATTTTATTCGATATGAATGTAGGGTTTGCATACGCAAAGTAAGTCTTACCTCCAGACGCAAGTATGCTAGATTCTGCAATATCTAACTCCCTCATTGCAGATGCCTTAGCTAACATTTTAACCATAGACTGAGTTCTGAAAGGATTTAGAAACGCACCATCTTTAATGAAGGGTTTACCTGCACCTTTTTTGTCAACTGCAGTTATATCTCCATTGATCATGTGTCCAATACCAACAAATAAATCTTTAATTGTGTTAAATTCATTTTCAGTACCTCCACCTAGCATTATAAGAGCATTGATATCAGAATCCATTAATCCAAATACACCTAAGTTTCTTAACTGCTGGAATAATTTAGGAACAATCTCCTCATAAACTTCATTCTCTAAGCTCCTATCTCCATTGGCTTGGCCAATACCTTCTCTGAATTTTGTGTATAATACTGAAACTGCAGTTCCTATGAAATTTATTTCTTTTAAATTTTCAATAGAAAGATTAGCTTGTCCCCCTCCTAACCATTTTCCTCTAAATCTGTATCCCCATCTGTCAAGTATCTGACTTTCTCTACTATTTGTTGCAGTAGCATTTATAACTGTATATGCTGAAGAATCTTGATTGAACTCAGTAACATAAAAATTTACGTTAGTTTTATTAAATGCTTGTACAAATTCATATACTTTAAATCTACCAACACCATTGTCATTGTTCATTGTATCTAACTTCTCCGCAAGATCATAAGCCCAAGGTTTAACAGTCTTTAATTTTTCAATAACCTCCCTCATTTGCTTATACGTAGAAACCACTCCTCCTTCAGTACCGCCGGTTGTAACTATATCTGACAATAAAGGTTGTAGTGTTTGCCAAACTTGATTGAAATCTTCAAATACAGGTGTTTTTAAAAAACCTGATCTTTTTATTTTTAATACTTGATTTGAACTGTTTGGATCTGATGATTTTACTAATCTCTTAGAAACTAATTGAGATAAGAATATTTTAGTGTTTATTGTGGCAGATTCTTTTGCATTCACAGTAATAGATTCAATCATGTTTAATCCACCACCTTTCTCTTCTTCTTTTACTTCTCCCTTAACATTTCCCTCTGCATCAATAATTTTTTCTTGGTAGTTTTGGCCTAATGCAGCTAACTTAAAAACAAGTTCATCTTTGAACTCATGCTTGTATAACTCAACAAGTTCAATTCTTTTTGTACCAATTTTAGCTTTTTCTTTAGGTAAGGTTGATAACTGTTGCTTGTAACTTTCAATTGATCTTTCTATGCTAGATAATAAAGCTCTCTTTGATTTGTCTTTAGCATCTCCATCATTGAATGCCTGAGGGCCTCCTTCTTTATCGAATCTGTATAAGAAATGTTTAGATACATCTTTAATTTCTTGAGGCGAGAAAGCATCTCTAAGCGGCGTTAAAGAGTTGACAGGAATCTTAGTCCCATCAACATCTTTAAAGTACCACTTGTTAGAGTTTTTTTTGTTGTATAATTTTGGCTCACCTTTATCAGTGACTTCTCCAATTTTTGCTAATAAACCATTAGCATCTCTGATACCTTTATAGTTTTTTTTCCAATCACCGAAAACTTTTCCAAAATCATTACCCAAAACCTTACTATACAGTAAGTCCGCTTTGTGCTGATCATTGAAAATTTCTAGTAATTGAGCGTGTAGTACGGATTTTTCCCCAGCTACCTCGTTCATTACGTTGCAAACTTCCATTATGTATATTTATTTATTTAATTGTTTTTACATGGATTTTCCTGTTGTCCAGAATCCATGTTTGTTAAATCTTTATTCATTTCAAAATCTGAATCACCCATCTCAACATCTCCCCATTCGTCATCAATATCCTCAGTCAGACTAGACTTAAATACTAGTTGATTTGAGCTAAGTATTGTTTCAATAGGCTTCGAAGGTACTGATTTATTTTTAGGTTTACTAATTTGAGTGTCACTA